GAAATTTTAAATTTTTTTTTTGGGTTTTTGAATTTAAACTAGTCTCATTTCAGCGCGGCTGAAACGGGGTTTAGTACTCGGAAAGGAAGTAGTTTTCTAGCTCAGGGCGAGCCTGGGGCCAGTACTGTTGTTTCTGAGTTTCAGATCTGTGATTGATTTCTTGGACATGTCTGATTGTATCAAACCATGTTGGAAATTCTTCAGAATATTTTTCGTCTTCTGCTGGACGCGAGAAGAGGAGGTGCTGGGACTTCACGATATCGGGAAGGCCAGCCATAGCTGGAGTAAATCCTTCATCGAGAAATCGGTGATACACCTCTGAGCAAACCTCGTAAACATCACTGTGAACGCCACAGTTAGCCCATGCGATGCCAATGGCTCTAGCCATAAGCTTTGCTTGGTCTGTGTTCCGTTCGGGGTATAATAGTGAAGCTAGGAGTGCTTCTTTGTCTCTAGTCGGGTAGCCATCTTTGTTAGTAAATCCTAGAACTGGTAATCCATTAAGTGAATTATCCATACGGGACTTCTTGGTGTTTAAGACGGCACCAAAATATCGATCGGCTTGTGAAGCAAACTGATCAATGAACGACTGGTGTACTTGTTTTGGAATATACTCGTTGAGTGCGACGAGTGAATCATCTCCTTGAACTTTGATTCTAACTTTATCGATATTAATGCCTTGCTTAATTAAGCAAACATATATCATAAGGGTATTGTAAAGTGAATCCATTAGTTGTGTTTGAAAGAATCCTGAGGCGATACCGGCATGTTGCCGTTCGTATAGGTTTCCGTCGGGAAGGAGGTCTGGTGTGTGCTTGATTGCATTACACATCCAGTTCCAAAGGTTTTCGAGTTTAGTAGGGTCTTTCCAACTTTGAGGATAATCCTTAGTGGGTATGTATCCATTGTTGAAATCGATGTTAGACTTGAGTAAGTCGTGAAGATCATCGATGACCGTAAATTGTGCTCTTTTATCAAATTGTCGCCAATCGAAGGCGAGGTAGGTTCTAGCTCTGGGAGCGTGACGACCAAACCAATTGTATAGTTTAGCCCATCCGCCTTTGAGGGTTTCAAATCCCCATAGCATAGGTCCATTGCCATCAAGATTAACAAGATGGTTGATTAAAGGCCACAGTAACATTGCTTCAACTTGAAGAAGTAGTTTGGGGACGCCAAATACCATGCGGATTTTATCATCCTCATGAGATTCTACTAGATGGGATCTAGCATGTGCTGTGTTCCAGTACTTTGCATCTCTGCCATGTATGTCGGTTGTTAGTCCTTCTTTGATACGAGGGGCTGTCTGACGATTGTAGACGTAGATGTGGTTGTACAGATTGTGGAACGTTAGTCTAGGTGATTTAACTAGGCCTAGCTCGTATAGGTTGAGATAGTCACGTCTTAGCTTCTTTGAAGAAGAAAAGGGTGCTTCTGCTGAGCTGGAAAGGGGCCAAGGATAGAACCTTAAGTCTGGGAAAGACACTGGTCGATACTTAGTTGGGGTAGCAAAAAGCTCCTTAACTTTATCGAGAGCCATGTAATAGGCAAGGTCTTTGATGACTGAGTGTTTAGGTACATCTCCTTTGAGATAATCACTGATAAGTGCATCTTTAGAGAAAACTGATCTGCGATAGCCATAGGTGACTTTTGCATAAGATTCAGAACTCAGATTGCGCTTGAGCGACTGTAGTACAGCAACTTGAATACCGCCTCCTGGGTGAATAGGAGAGGTTAGTTCGGGGTGGTGTCCGATTAACTTCAGGTTGTTCATGTTGACACGAAAGTGTTAGTGAAATAAAAGTATAAAGTTTATTAGGTTTAAAAAACTAGGGC